GCTTCAGAACCACTTACAAACGGATTGATTGGGATAAACCAGCACCAACCGTCACTATGCTCAATGGCAGCATTAACAGTCAGAATAATTGTCATCCGGGCACTGATAATGGTGACGGAACATTTTCTGATGCAAGGGTCTTGACAATCAAGGAATTATTGTATATAGTAGGACTACCAGATGATTGGGTTGATCATCTTGAACACACGAAGCGAAGAGAGAACTTTTTACGGCATGTTATCGGAGAATGTTTTCCTCCGCTAATGGCACTTAGTATTGTTAAAGAGATTAAAAATGAACGATAACTACGGGAACACATCAAGGTCTGAAGGTCTGGCTTACGAAGAGTTGCTACTTGAATCACTAAATTCAATGGTCAAAAATTCATCTTACATACCGGTTATAGATGCTAAAAAATGTGATGACATTTTTGGTAAAAAGACGACCACAAAAGCTGACGGAATGTTCGTTGATGCGAAAACCAAGGGCATAAGCATAAAAAATCCACAGAAAAGTAGTAGCTCAATTCAAGTATTTATTCCATCAAAGGATAAGCTCATTGCCGCACTTGAAAATGTATTGATAATGCCACAAGAGGCTAAAAATTATCTTGAACTCTGGCTTGGTCAGCAGAGTCAAGAAGAATTATTTGAGGTTTGCAAAAAAATGGGAGTTGACCCCGGTGGATTAGAATACAAAGATGAAGTCCGTCGCATTCGACTTAAACATAGCTCAATTCCTGAAGTTTATCAAATCGCTTTTATGCAATACATTAATGACCCATCTATAAAGTCCGAGTTGTTTGATTTGTCATTCTCAAGAGGCTTTTGCAAAAATAAGGTAAATCATGCTGAGTATATGCTTTGGTGTGATTCGACAAAGGGTGGTAAGGGCACTACTTCTCACCTTTCTGTCTGTAGGATGTCAGAGTTAAAAAATAAAGTCATGAAATTTGACTGGGCTATTAGAGACTCACAAACAGTTTGGGCTCTTGGGCCCCTAACACTGCAAATGAAAGGCTCTGGTAAGAAGTCTGGTGCATCTTACCACAGTCCACAATTTAATGCATCACTTAATGATTTAAAAAAGCACTGTCCAGATGTGTTTGTTGATGGTGATCTGGTAGCGATGCACAATTTTATTAAAAACATGTAAAGTTAGCTTGCATGACGGGCTACAACTAGTTATATTTTACGACTGAGAGAGGGTATACATGACTAAACGAACTAAATCTGATATTAAATTTGTTGGCCTGCATGCACACAGTGTTGCGGGCTCAATCTTTGATGCAATCGGCTATCCACAAGCACACATGGATTTTGCTTATGAGAACGGTTGCGAGGCACTGGCACTAACTGACCATGGCAATATGAATGGACTGGCATACCAAGTGCTTCATGCCAAGAAAATGCACGAGGCTGGTAAAGAATTCAAGCCTATTTTTGGATGCGAGGCTTATTTCACTCCGTCTATTGCAGACTGGCGGGATGCTTATGAGCAGGCAATGGCTGACAAGAAGCGAGCCCGCTCAATCAAGAAAGATGCACAGTCAGGTGCTACTGTAGAGGATGAAGGCAACAGCAAGCAGGTTCAAGATATTCTCCGTCGCCGCAGGCATCTTGTGCTGTTGGCTCAAAACCAAACAGGGTTGAATAACCTATTTAAGTTGGTATCTGAGTCATATCAGCCGGAGAACTTCTATCGCTATCCTCGTATCGACTATGCACTTCTTGAGAAGTATAACGAAGGTATTATTGCTTCTTCTGCTTGTCTTGGTGGGGTGTATGCCGGAAACTACTGGGAGAACCGGGAAGAAGGCCCTGAAGCAGTGCTGGAGTCCATGCGAGAGTCAACTCGTCGTATGGTGGACATTTTCGGTGATCGCTGGTATGCCGAGATCCAATGGAACAATATTAAAGAGCAACATGAATTAAATCAGTATGTTATTCAAGTTGCCAAAGAGTTCGGTGTTAAGCTGCTTTCCACAGCAGATAGTCACTATCCCAGCCCTACAGCATGGAAAGATCGTGAGCTTTATAAGCGACTTGGCTGGCTTGGCAAGGGCCGCCCCTCATGGGCTGATGAAGAATCAGAGTTGCCAGAAGGTGTAGAGGAGATTGGATATGAACTTTATCCAAAGAACGGCGACCAAATGTGGGAGAGCTACAAGCATTATTCTGCAGAGCAAGGATTTGAATATGACGATGACCTTGTGTTAGATAGTATTGAAGAAAGTTACCGTATCGCTTTTGATAGGGTTGAGAAGTTTCTTCCAGATAATACAGTCCGTTTGCCTGAGTTTGTTGTGCCTGCAGGTTTTACAGCTACTCAAGCACTTGTAAACTATGCATTGGAGGGTTTGAAGGATAAAGGGCTTCACACCAACAAAGAATATACAGACCGCCTTCGTCATGAGCTTAATGTTATCGATGACCGTGGATTCTCAAAGTATTTCCTCACGATGAAGTCGATTGTTGATGTTGCAACCGACATGATGCTTCCGGGCCCCGGTCGAGGTTCTGCTGCTGGTTCCTTGGTTGCCTATGCATTGAACATCACTCAGGTTGACCCTATCAAGAATGGACTACTCTTCTCGCGGTTTCTTCGTTCAGATGCGAAGGACTATCCTGATATCGATTACGATGTATCAGATAGCATGGCACTGAAAGAAAAGCTTGTTGAAATGTGGGGTGCAGACTGTGTTGCACCTATTTCCAATTGGAACACACTACAGTTGAAGTCTTTGATCAAAGATATCTCTAAGTTGTACAACATTGAATTCACCGAGGTCAATACAGTAACCTCGATTATGATTCGAGAGGCAACACCAGCAGCCAAGCAGAAGCATGGCATCCGTGCTGGTGTATACAATCCAACATGGGAAGAGGTTATTGAGTTTTCCCCGACACTTCGCAGCTATCTGAATAAATATCCAGCAGTTAAGACTCATGTTGAGGGATTAGTTGGTCAAGTTCGTTCCTGCTCGCGGCATGCTGGTGGAGTTGTTATTGCGGAGGATCTTGATAAGAGTATGCCGCTTATTAACTCAGGCGGTGTTCGTCAGGCACCATGGTCTGAAGGACAGAATGTTCGACATTTGGAACCCATGGGCTTTATTAAGTTCGACTTGTTGGGTTTGTCCACTCTTAAGATGATGGAGGGGGCGATTGAACATATTCTCCGCCGACATCACGGCATTGAGAACCCAACATTTACAGATGTTAGAGACTACTATGACAAGAATTTACATCCCGATGTTATTGATTTAAACGATCAAAATGTCTATGACAACATTTTCCATGCTGGCAAGTGGGCTGGTATCTTTCAGTTTACGGAGCACGGAGCACAGCAGTTCTGCACCCGAGTCAAGCCGACCAACATTATTGATGTGTCAGCTATCACATCTATTTATCGACCCGGACCTTTGGCAGCCAATGTTCATGATGAATATGTGGAGGCAAAAGAAAGCCCACATTATATTCAGTATCTAAACGAAGATGCTCGTGAGATTACCGAAGAAACATTTGGATTCCTTATTTTCCAAGAACAGATTGCTTTGCTTGCCCACAAGCTTGGCGGTCTTACTCTTGACGAGGGCAACATGCTCCGCAAAGTCCTGACTAAGAAAGGAACCGGCAAGGGTTCTGTCAAAGGACAACTTCATGAAAAGTTTATCAACGGATGTGTCAGTAACAAGATTCCTCGCGACGAAGCACAAGCCTTGTGGGATAAGTTTGAATACTTCTCTGGTTATGGTTTCAACAAGTCACATGCTGTAAGCTACTCCATCATTTCGTTCCAGTGTGCATGGTTGTTCAATTATTATCCTGCTGAGTGGATGGCAGCTTTCTTGGACAAAGAACCTGAGAGTCGCAAAGAGAAGGCTATCAACATTGCTAAGAAGTATGGGTTTGATATTGCACCTCTTGACATCAACAAGTCAGGGACTGTATGGGAGATTAGTGAGGACGGCAAGACCCTGATTCAGCCCTTGACTTCTATCAAAGGCTTAGGCATGGCCGCTATTGAACAAGTTCTCGATAATCGACCATTCATGAATGCTGAAGACCTTTTGTTTCGAGAGGACATATCCTACAGCAAACTGAACAAGAAAGCCCTTGATGCTCTCTGTCGTGGTGGTGCCCTTGATAACATTGTTGATGATCGCTTTACTGGCCGTAAACACTTCTGGTCTGCTTGTGTGGTGGAGCGACCAAAAAATCTGAAGAAGTTTAGTGAGAATATTGACCTGTTTGCTCCAGAGGGTGACTTTTCTGAAGAAGAGATTATCCAGTTTAAGACTGAGCTTATTGGAGTTTTCCCGATCAACTTGGTTATCTCTGTTGAAACAATTGAAAAACTAAAAGAGAAATACATTCCACCAATCTCAGAGTTTGATGAGGAATTGCAAATTTGCTGGTTCATTCCTCGCAAGGTTGTTGAGAAGAAAACCAAGAATGGAAAACTTTATTGGATTATTGAGGCGATTGACTCTAACAACGAACTAACTAGGATTAGGTGTTGGGGAGTTAAGCCAGATAAAGATCAAGTTCATATTAACCGTGCATACATGAGTAGGCTTGATTATAATGAACAGTGGGGATTCTCGACCAGATCTGTCCGACACAATTTTAGACTATTAGGATAAATTATATGAATGTCATGAGATATTATAGCCCTCTTTTAAAAGAGCCTGAGTTAAAAAATGAACCTGTTCTCATCAGAGTAAACAAATTTGATGAGCCTACTGCAAAAGCATTTTCAAGTGCAATTATGAAAGCTCAAAACACCGGCCAAAGTTATATACCGGTGATAATTGACAGCTATGGCGGGCAAGTATACAGTCTCATGTCGATGATTTCTGACATCAAACATTCTAAAGTTCCAGTTGCGACGATTGTTCAAGGCAAGGCAATGTCTTGTGGTGCAATATTATTTAGTTTTGGTGCTGAGGGCCACCGCTATATGGATCCAGATTCAACATTAATGATTCATGATGTTAGCTCCATGGGATGGGGCAAAGTTGAAGAAATTAAAGCTTCCGCAGAAGAAACAGACCGATTAAATACTAAAATCTACCATATGATGGCTGAAAACTGCGGACATCACTCTGACTATTTTCTTGATATTGTGCACGATAAAGGCCACTCTGACTGGTTTTTGGAATATGATGAGTGCCTAAAGCATAACTTAGCCAATCATGGTTATATTCCAGACTTTAGTGTGTCTATTAAGGTTGAATTTGGACTTCATTAGCTGTACGGCTCTATTTATCTTTGAGGGTTGAATAGTGTCCAACATAGACATCATAAGATGGAAAAGGCTTATCAATGAGTTGTCGTTTCTTAATGAAGAAATTGAATTGGTGGATTCAATAATTTATGAGTACAACAAATATTTTCAAGAGCATTACGAAGAATTTTGCAGAAGAAATGAAATTGATATTGACAAGCTAAATCAAGAAAATCACGAAAAGATTAGTGAATTGTATTCATCTGGTGAGTCGGATGAGATTGACGGCAACAAAGAGATTGAAATTGATCCTGAACATGATAATGAAAATTTGCCATCAACTTTTTCTAATCGTCCCGATAAAAAAAATCAAACTGAATATGAAATGACTCAAGAAGAATTAGAGATGCATGAGTCGTTTGTCAAACTGTTTAGGGCACTAGCTTTAAAATTACATCCAGATAAGTTAAGTTCTTCCTTGACAACCGAAGAGAGGGATGATATGATTGACATGTTCAACAAAGCGAAAGAAGCTTTGGACGAAAGAAAATATTTTGTATTACTTGATTTGGCTTCAAAGTTTAAAGTTAAGAGTCCAAAAAATTATAAACAGCAAATCCGCTGGATGAAGAAAGAATTAAAAGTTATGAAGCAACAAGTAAGCAAAAAGAAAACAACTTATAATTATTCATTCTCGGAATGCGAAACAGATGAGCAGAAGGATAATTTGGTTCGTAAGTTCATCAAACATCTTTTCAATGTTAATGTTTAGGAGGTAACTTGATTACAGATATTGTTTTAGGTATTCAACATGGGGATGAGGGAAAGGGAAAAGTAACTCATCAACTTTTGAAGAATGGAAACTATACACACTGCATACGATTTAATGGTGGTTGTAATGCGGGACACACAATTTATCATAATGATAAGAAATATGTGACACATCATGTGCCGGCATCTGTATTCTTTGGTGTTCCAGCAATAATCGGCCCCGGCTGTGTCGTAAACATAGATAAATTCTTAAAAGAATTAAATTATCTTTCTGAGAACGGCATTGATGTTGAAAACAATGTCAAGATTGCAAAAAATGCACACATTATTACTCGTTCTCATGTAGAAGAAGATAGTAAAGATATTAAGATAGGCACCACCAAATCAGGCAACGGTCCTGCATATCGTGACAAATACGATCGAACTGGAGTGAGAGCAGAGAGAATTAGACTTCTCAAACCATTTTTAATCGATATGCAGGAGGAGTTGTATGAGAATGGAGATGCTGTTGTTCTAATGGAGGGTGCTCAAGGTTTCTGGCTTGATGTTGATTGGGGTGAATATCCGTATGTCACCAGCAGTAACTGTGGAGTTGGAGCCGTAATAAATAATGGAATTGATCCAAGATCAATCAGAGATATCTGGGGTGTCGCCAAAGTTTATGAGACTTATGTTGGCAAGAAAAAGTTTCAGCCAAATAATCCTGTTTTTAATCAAATTCAAGCTGCTGGTTCAGAATTTGGAGCAACAACGGGCAGAGTCCGCCAGTGCAACTGGCTTGATTTTGGGCAACTAAAAAAAGCTATTCGCATGAATGGTGTAAACAAGCTAATTTTTAATAAGGTTGATGTATTACGAGAAGTTAAAAGTTGGGGTATGAAAAACCCTGATGTTCTCTTTGCCGAAGGTGAAGATGGTTTCACGAAGTTTATTACAGAGAATGTCCCAGAATGTGTAGACGAAATTTTCTTTTCCGCATCGCCAAAAACTATTTGACTTCAATGTTCAAACTGGTTATAATTTATACACACTTAGGAGGTTATAGTGTCAACTGATGATAAACGACGACAATATGTCAAAGAATATATTCGCTCACTTGTTGCCATTGAAGAAGCAATGGAACCATACAAGGAGCAAAAGCGAGAACTGCGAGCAGAGTTCAGGGAGAACGGGTGGCTCAATACCGATGAGATCCGTGCAGCGGTGAAAGCTTATCGATTGTTCAAGGATAATGTGGACATTGATGAAGTTGTTGAAAACTTCAATATGTTTAGTGGGGGCACAAGTGATCATTGAATACGCACGAACTCGTCCTGATGCACACGATCCAGAAAGAGCTAACCCTTCAGATGCTGGGTTGGATGTTTTTTATTCACCCCTGCATAAAGGACAAGCAGTCTCAGTAAATCCCGGTGAAAGTCGCATTATCCCCACAGGATTGCGATTTGGCATTCCACACGGGTATATGCTGGAGGTTAAGAATCGAAGTTCTGTAGCCTCTAAGCGGTCCTTACTGGTGGGTGCTTGTGTTATTGACTCTGGATATGATGGAGAAGTTTTCATTAACTTGCACAATGTTGGAAAAAGCCCACAATTTTTAGAATCAGGTGACAAGATCGCACAAGTTGTAATGGTTCCAGTGGTTAATTTTCGAGCTGTTCAGAGCACATCTGGAGATCTATATCGTGACTCGATCACGATTAGCGATAGAGGCGATGGAGCCTTGGGAAGTACTGATGGATAAGAATACAAAACTAGTAATGTTTAGCTCTAAGACAGGCAATTGGGCAACACCACAAGATTTCTTTCTAAAACTTGATTGGCGATTCGGGCCCTTTGATTTGGATCCGTGTGCCAATCCTAGCAATGCAAAGTGTATGAACTTCTTCACCGAGGCGGAAGATGGGCTGTCGAAAGACTGGGAAGGATTTCACTGCTTTGTCAATCCGCCATATGGCCGCGGCATTGATAAGTGGATTAAAAAAGCTTATGAGGAATCACAGAAGCCCAATACCAAGGTGGTAATGCTGATTCCAGCACGAACTGATACAAAGTATTGGCATGACTATGTAATGAAGGCTTCCGAAATTCACTTTGTAAAAGGAAGGCTTAAATTTGGTGACAGTGAAAACCCTGCACCATTTCCCTCTGCCGTAATCGTATTCGATGGTAAGGGGGAGCTTTGGAGAGTCGAAGGTATTAACAGATAGGAGATTATTATGACTGAAGAAGGTTTGAATGCATCTATACTTAGACTTCAATCATTTGTGGTTGAAACCTATGGCATGATAAAGGATATATATAAACGAGATCAAGAAGAGGGCGATGTAGACAAGATTGCCCAGCTTAGTATGAAGCTGGCCCAATATGAGGGTGCCCTACTTACATTGAGAGGTTATAAGCAGGATATCATTGATTCTGCTGCTGTTGAAGAAGAACCCGAAGAAGAGCTATCAGAGGAACAAGATGAAGGTGTTATAACTGAAGAATATCTTGAAAAAGAGTCAAAAACATTCAGAAATTCACAAGCTCATCAGAAAAAGAAAAAGGGTAAGAAGTGAACCGCCAACAAAGAAGAGCAATGAAGAAGCAACTTGGTGAGAAGGCACAAGTTAAAATGTCCAACCAAGTCTCTTTGTTTGGTAAACTGCCCCAATCATGTAGTGCATGTGATAAAGAGTTTGATAAGAAAAATAAGGAAATGGTTCAGTCTTGGAATGTTCTTGTCAAGCAAGAGGTTGTCAGGCTTTTTTGTCCTGACTGCATCGGTAAAACAAGGGAGGTAATCGATGAGTGTGAAAAGACTATCGCCGACATCACTGAAAAAGATACTTGATGGCGAGGTAAGAGAGGATGCAACTTGTGTAGTCAAGTTCTACTCCAATGGTTGTCACTTGTGCCACAACCTAAAAGACTATTACGAAGAACTGTCCGATCATGAAGACTATCAGGATTATCACTTCTTTGCTTTTAATGTGGACAATATGCCCGAGATCGAAAAACAACTAATGTTTAATGGTGTTCCCACCATATCAATGGTTAGGACATTTGTTGGGGATGAAAAGCCAAAGATTAAGATCTTAGACGACCCAATTAATCCTAATGAAAAAACTTGGTATCGTGTCTCAGATATCCGTAAATTTATTAAGGAGAATAGTCGATGACATGGCCTAAACTAGATGAAGCACTCTCGTATGACGATGTTTTATTGATACCTCAGTATTCAGACATAAGAAGTCGTACAGAAGTGTCCACCACTACAGATCTTGGAAATGGCTTAGTATTAAGATTGCCTATCATTGCATCACCCATGGATACGATCTCAGAATCTGCCATGGCAATCAGTCTTGGTGCTGCCGGCGGTGCTGCGATTATTCACAGATATAACGGTATTGAAATGCAATCTCGCATGGTGTCATTGGCTCAAGAAGTATCCAATCAAAAAGCCCGCGGCTCGATTAACATCGGAGGTGCAGTAGGGATCTCCGGCGACTTTATTGAAAGAGCAAAAACATTACTACAGTCGGGTGCCACCTTCTTGTGTGTCGATGTGGCTCATGGCCATCACATACTAATGGAAGAGGCATTAGCTAGTCTTAGGGGTGCCATCGGCGATGATGTTCACATCATGGCTGGTAATGTTGCAACGATCGATGGCATAAACGATTTAGCTGACTGGGGTGCCGACTCCGTTCGCTGTAATATTGGCGGGGGCTCGATTTGTTCCACCAGAGTGCAAACTGGTCACGGTGTCCCGGGATTGCAGACAATTATTGATTGTGCTAGAACAGACAGAAAAGTCACAATTGTGGCGGACGGAGGCATCAGAAACTCTGGAGATATGGTTAAAGCATTTGCATGCGGTGCCGATGTAGTAATGTGCGGCTCTTTATTGGCTGGTACTGACGAATCACCCGGCAAGGTGATGGAAGACTCCAATGGATCTCGATGGAAAACATACAGAGGGATGGCAAGTAAGGAGGCACAAGTAAATTGGCGAGGTAATTATTCTTCTTATGAAGGTGTATCTGCCAGAGTGCCTTACCGCGGCTCTGTTGTTAAGATTCTCGAAGATTTAGAAAGAGGAATTAGATCTGGCTTTTCATACAGTGGTGCCAGAACACTTGAAGAATTTCAATCAAAGGCAAAAATTTTAAAGCAGACTCCGGCAGGTATGGGAGAAAGTAGAACACATATCTTGGGGAGGCAGTGGTGAGTGATGATATAAAGTATGGTAAAAATGATAAGAGAATTGTTTTTACCGACACAGATCACCGTCATGCTCAGTTACTGGTAAGATTACGAACTGACGGCATGAAACAATCACAATTTTTTAGAAGCTTGATAACAGGTTATATTGAGCAAGATGAAAGAATTGTTAGTTACTTTGATGATGTTAAAGAACAATCAAAAGAAAGAAAAACTAAATCTAATAAGCTTCGTAAGAGTGGACAGAAGCTCATGTCATCGAGCGGTTTCTCGCAAGATCAAATTGAAGATATATTTGATATGATTTCTCAGGAGCATCCTGAGCTATGAAGAATTACGATGGTCTGAGAGCATGCTCAAGAAAATGCATAGAGCTAGAAACTGAATGTCCCTGCACAGAATGCAGGCTATGGATTGATTATCCAGACGAAAAAAATTGTTCATTGATATCTATTAATGAAAACGATTCCATGACCTTGAGAGAGGTAGGGGAAAGGCTTGGTATATCCTTCGCTAGAGTTAAACAAATAGAACAAAAAGCACTATCGAGGATCCGCAAGTTTAATATAGATTGGTAATTTTATTAGTTTTTGTAAAATACAACACTATTTATTACTGACTTATTTTGATGCCAAAATTGTATATTTACTAATTTTAAAGGAGAACTAAAATGGCTCGCAAAACACTTTTAACCGAAGCTGAACTTCGCAGCTTTATGAAACTCGCGGAACTTACCCCGCTTGGTGCTGATAAAATCGCTGAGATTTATGGTACTGAAGAAGATCTTGAAGAGGGTGAAGATCGTGACGACAAGAAGAAGAAGCCCATGAGAGAAAAGGAGGATGAAGATGAAGATGACGATCCTCCCGGCATGAGACCCATGAGAGAAGGTGATGACGACGAAGACGATGATCCGCCCGGCATGAGAGGCGACAAGGCCATGGAAGAGGAAATGGATGCTATGGCTATGGGTACTGATGACGATGATGAGGCCGGCGATATGGACATGAAGATGGATATGGGAATGGATGCACCTGCCGCCGGCGGAGACTCTAAGATGGTGTCTATCGATGACTTCATGGGTGCCTTAGAAGATGCACTTGAGCAAGTCTTAGGTGATGATGTCGAAGTTGAAATGGATGATGAAGACGACGACATGGGCATGGACGACGATGATGCTATGGGCATGGATGATGATCCTGCTGGAATGAGAGGCGGAGACGACGACCCTGCTGGCATGAGAGGCGGCCGCCCCATGATGGAAGAAGAAGATATCGTTAACGAAGTTGCTCGCCGTGTTGCTGCTCGCTTACAAGACAAGCAGAACAAGGAGCAAATGGTCGATCAACTCGCAGAAAGAATTTTAAACAGATTAACATCAAAATAGTTGACAAGACTGTTGTGAGTCATTATAATAACCATTAGTATTACTACTAGTGGTTATTTTTTTGTGGAGGCAACATGGATCCTTGGTGGCTTTATTTGCTAGTTTTTATATTTGGATATGTTACATGCCAAACATTTTACTTTTTTAGATCGACTAGAGTTTCATTAAAACTAATGAAATCAAGTAGAGTTATCTACTTACTCATGATGGCTAAGGCAATGGAAAAATATAAGATTGCCGAGGAAGTAATGATACAACATATGCAAGAATCCGGTAAGGATCAATTCACAATATCTAAATTTAAAGATAGTATAGAAAAAGAAAGACAAAGTTTCAAAGACAGAACAATCACATGGGCTGTTGAGAATACCCCTGATACATTCAAGGATATTCTTGGGTTTGAAGATTGGGACTCAGCTATGAGGTATCTTGTCCTCCATCGAGACGAAGCATTTAAATTTTGGAGGATTGATAATGATTAGTAAAATACTTGATAAGATTTCAGGTGGTAGGAAGGTTGACCCCAAAGAACAACAACTGCTTGAAGATGAGCTTGAGAGACTTATATCGCAAGCTAAACAGCCCGACCTAAGAGTTATTGGGCTTTTCTCAGATGTTACAGATGATAAAATTGCTGAACTAATACATGCAATAATTTATCTTGATGAAGTTAATGCAATAACAAAAGAAAGCAAGCCAATTGAATTTTATATTTCAACATATGGTGGCTCTGCTGACGATATGTTTGGTATGTATGATGTTATGCGAGTCATTAGGGAAAGAACAGAAATTCACACCATCGGCTTGGGCAAAGTAATGTCAGCCGGTGTTCTGTTATTGGCATCAGGAACTAAGGGCAAGCGATGCATCGGCAAAAACTGTCGAGTTATGGTTCACTCTGTTATTGGTGGTAGTCACGGCCCCCTTCATAACCTTATAAATGAGATGGATGCTATTGAGCAGATACAGAAAATGTATAGTGAGGCACTAATAGCAGAGACCAATTTAACCAAGAAAGATTTAAAGAAGCTTCTGGAGAAGAAAGTAAATGTCTACTTGTCTGCAGAAGAAGCAGTCGAGTTAGGAATAGCAGACATTATTATTTAAGGAGTTGTAAAGTGTCAGATTATTTAAAAGATATGTTTATTGATGTCAGAAAAAAGAAGGACATCAAATCTACGATTAGTGAACTGGAGTCAATGTTAGAATCAGTTTCTCAAATTGTATACGGTGCTGCCATTGAGGAACAGGAAGGCAGTGCCACTCAGGGCTTTAGTGTTAATTTATCACTACCGAGATTGACACCTACTGAGTCATGGGGTGATCCAAACAGTCAGTCAAGACAAGACATTGATAGAATTTTCGCATCAATTATTAGGCAGCCTAGCATTAAAGCCAGAATCGAACATATCAACAGCTTTGCAGATCCAAAGCTTGCACAAAGAAAGGGTCGTGGTGCCAGATTTAATTCTATTCTTAACATGATGATGATTTTAGAGGCTCTACAAGCATGTTTGAACGACTACAGTGAGTCATCTGCTGGATTTGTATTTGAGGGTTTTATGGCTGCTGTAACAGGCGGTAAGCAGATCGCTGGTCGTGTTGGCGGTACTCTGCCGATTGAAGATTTTGTCACTGGTGACAACGAGCCCGTCAGTCTTAAACTTCTTAGTCCCAAGACACCAATTCATGGTAGCTTTACTAATCTTGTAGATTATCTTTTTATTCGAGGCGGGACAGGTGTAGAGCAAATCAAGTATCTAATTGGTAGAAAAAATACAGATGGCGATAAGGTTTCACAATTAATGTTATTAGAGTTTGTTATAAATCGACAAAATTTTGTTGAAATCATGAGTCAGACCGGCAACGGCGATCTGTTGGGCCAGCAAGGCGGTGCGATACAACAATTAGCCAGAAGCTGGAGCGGAGATCCTAAACAGTTATTGCAGATGAGAGAAGTTCTTTTACAAACTCCGGGCTACAATCAAGGTCTGGGAATGTTCGTAAGGAATCTCGATGATGCAGGTCAATTTAATGCAGCAGCATCCGCTCCTAAAGATCCAGCAGTTAAACAGGCCCAATATCAAAAGGAACTTGAGAGGGCTGTTCGATTGGGAGCCAGAACACAAGGTAAAAAAGATGCTGATGAAGGCAAGGCTGCAGATTTTGAATCATGGGCCAAAACTATTCCAGAATATAAAGATGCTGATAAATTAACCCTCAATGCAGCCAAGAGAGCATATGCAGCGGGCTATAGTGAGGGCAATCCTGCCGCGGCTGAACAACAGCCATCGCCTGAGCAAGTCACAGAATCTTATTTTGGCGAGTTTCATGAAAGAGAAAAGTACATCTTGAGTGAGGAAAAGAAACTTATGGAAGCATCCGGTGGTAGTGGTGGAAAACAATGGTCGATTAGTGCAGCAGGAACAGAAAAAATTACTAACACCGCTGGTGTAGACTACTACGGTGAGATAAACTTGAGTGATGAGAATATAAAAGCATGCACGGATATTTATATCAGTAAGCTGGGGGATGATCTCGTAAATCTGCTGCAGACCACAAAAGAGTTTACCGAGAACATTGGAAAATATTTCAGCACGGAAGAAAGAGCGGGTGCGATGTCAGCTAACCAACAAGCACAACAAGATGGCAAAGAAGTTGTTGAAATGCTGCAGTCGCAAACACAAGATGCATCAAATACAGATGAAGTTTAACAAATATATTGACATATTGTTTAAAATAATGTATAATAATAAAATAACTGAGAGGTATTAATGAGTCGAGCTTATGACGACAAACAATCATTACAACAAAAGATTATAACAGGGGCTAATGTACTAGCTGACAATGTAGCATCTACATTGGGACCAAGAGGCAGAAATGTTCTGCTACAAGAAAAAGGAAAGTCGCCGTTTATTACTAAAGATGGTGTAACTGTTGCGGCATTTGTATCGCTTGAAGATCCGTTTGAGAATGCTGGTGCTCAGATTATTAAACAGGCTGCGATTGAGACAAACAACGGTGCTGGTGACGGCACTACGACATCTACTGTATTAGCCCGGGCTATCCTAACTGAGTCGCAGAAGTTTATCGCTTCAGGAATCTCTCCGATTGAGCTACAAAGAGGTATCGAGAATTCAGTAAAAGAAATTGTCCTTAACTTGAAGGACATGGCAATTCCTGTCAACAGTCTCGAAGACATTGAACACATCGCTACAATTTCTGCTAACAATGATAAGGGTATCGGTAAATTGATCGCCATGGCCTTTGACCGTGTGGGTGAAGACGGGTCTATTACAATCGAAGAGTCAAATTCTATCGAGACCTCTCTTGATATCACGGAAGGATTTAGTTTCAATTCTGGGTACTGTGCTTCAGCTTTTGTAACTGACGAACGACGGTCTATCATGCACCATGAAGATCCTATGATTCTTGTTACAGATCACAAGATTAATTCTGTTGATCAAATTCTACCCGTTTTAGAAATAGCTGCCCGCGAAGGCCGACCACTAATCTTTGTTGCTGAAGATGTTGAGGGGCAAGCACTGGCTGCAATGATTATGAATGCAATGCGAGGCACAATGAAGGTAGCAGCCATCAAGGCCCCCGGCTACGGTCAGGAACGAAGAGACTTGCTACAAGATCTTGCAACATCAGTTGGTGCCACATTTATATCCAGAGAGAGCGGAAAGAAGCTGCACGAAACCAAAATGGTTGACTTTGGTACTTCTAAGTTTGTTGAAAGCAGCAAGGCAGGCACAATCTTTGTTGGCGGTAATGCTGATATAGATGTAATTGAAACTAAAATAGAAGCCTTGAAATCTGACATTGAATCAACCGATTCGTTATCTGAATGTGAGCTAATACAAAGAAGGATTACTAGACTCGCTTCCGGTGTGGCTGTTATTCGTGTTGGCGGTTCTACCGAAGTCGAAATGACTGAGAAAAAGCATAGAATCGAAGATGCTCTTGAAGCTGTTAAAGCTGCTCAAGATGAAGGCATTGTGCCCGGCGGTGGCACCGCTCTTCTTAGAGCATGCCAGAGAATTATCATCACCACCGAACAAGGTCACCATGAACAAGCTAACGGTGCTGTCATTGTTAAGAATGCTTGTTATGCACCAATCAGGCAAATGGCTGAGAATGCCGGCTTGTCTCCTGATTTGATTGTGGATGAAGTTCTAAAATCTGATGAAAACATGGGTTGGAACTTTAGAACCAATTCTCTTTCTAATCTCACTAGCGATGGTGTAATTGATCCCGTCAAGGTTACTCGCACTGCTCTACAGAATGCCGCCAGTTGTGCGGGAACCTTAATAACAACTAATTATGGTATTATACAAACGGGGGCAGAATGATGAATCAAGGAGATTTAATTCATATCCCACAAGGTGTGCAATTGTGGTCAGATACTGGTACAGGCATGAGACATCGCACAACTGAGAGGCCCACCATAGGCATTTATCTTGGCGGTGTTAATCGTGTTTACGAAGTTTATGCCAATGGCCACGAGTGGAAACTTAAAAGCAGGGATGTATACCCTATGGAGAAAGCATGTTAGTTAAACTTACAGAGGTGTGTCAAAGAAATACTCTCACCTCATCCAAGCAAGAGTATTCTTTGAGAGATGTCTTTGTTAATCCTGAGCATGTTGTGATGATCCGCGAGGACTCTCGTTTAGGACAGCTTAACGAAAGCAATTCGTTGTTGCCCGGCATGGATAGCAATCATCAATTTACAAAGCTTACAATCAACCGTGGCCAAACTGGCACCGAGATTGTAGTAGTTGGCTCTCCTCAACTCGTCGAAGAGAAGTTACAACAAAACAAACAACTTATTAGAGGATAAAATGTCACAAAGAGTAAATATTCAATTTTCAATCGATTTGGAAGAACTACCAGCCGAGGTTGAGAGGCTTGTAGATAAGTTTGGTGATGAACTTGAAACAACATCCGAGTTATTCAGTGAGTTGGCTGAAGATGTTATTTCTATTGCTGGTCTTGAAGATCTCAACGGGCTTAGATTATCACTAGCTCGTGCTGATCATATCTTAGACGACATTACTAAAATCGCAGGTGGTTACATTCAAATGAAGACTCAGCCACAAGAACAAGAACAACAGGAAACTGATCAGCTCAACCCCTTCACACCAAATGGCGATACTCTGAGTGGGTTAGAAGAAAAGTTAAGAGCTTTCAGAACAAGGATGGCAGATGAGCAGCCCACTGAAGTCTCCAATAACCAACAATAAGTGTCTAGCAACCCTCAAAAAAATAATCCCAGAGGGTTCAATTGTCCATTCTTTCTTACTTTACGATGGTAGTCTTGAGGTTAAGCTGGCTGATGCTGATCGTTTTGTTGTTGCACACACCAATAGATATGTAAACTATGAATTTTGGCAGTGTTTAATTGCAGACCCTGAAAGAGTTGGTGTTATAGCTAATCATTTTAGTCCTATTGAGAGCGAGAACATATTTGACATTTTACAGAAAGAATGGCTCAAGTATCCTGATCCGTTCATGAGATCTGGTATTTTCTATTTGTTAAATCAGAGTTCAGATCTTAACTATATTACTTCTGGCAAACTTGTTGAGGGTCTTGATTTGTCTAGAAGCATAGCAAAAATGAAAAATTTTCATTGCCCCAACATACACATTCAACACGATGAAGAAGAAAACTTTATTGAGTCAATAAAAAAAATGGATACTGATTGTGACTTTATATTTTTGCCAATTGGAACATACTCACTAAACTTTCTTGAAGAGGGTCAAAATGTTGGATTTGAACAAACAAGAGTCATACACAAAAATGTTAGAGACTTACTAACAACAGACAAAAAGTTTGTCTTACTTTACAAATATTCTAAAACAGTTGTTGAGTACTTTAAAGATCACACAATCTATATCGTTGATCAGTGGGGTCGCCATACTGAAAGCACAAAATTTGCCAAAGAGGTTTTAATTGCCAACTTTTAATATTATGTTAGCTTGTGCACTGTTTGCTTTGGGACAAACATTAGGCTGGTTCCAGCTAAATGCACAGTTTGTCTGGGGATGGTGGAGCGATAAACCTATACTATCAGCAGTTTTATTTTCCATACCCACGGGTATTTGTTTTTGGTATGGTGTTAAACTTTGCTATGAGGAGTGGGGAGAGGTATGGGGCCCAAGATTTTTAATTTTTTGTATGTCTTATCTTACTTTTCCACTTTTAACATGGTATCTTTTGAACGAAACTATGTTTACTACTAAAACAATGATATGTGTCGTGTTATCATCTATCATTGTCGCTGTACAATTATTTTGGAGGTAATATGAGAATTGTAGAAAAACCGTGGGGATTTGAGTATATATGGGCTGAGACTGATGACTATGTAGCCAAAATGCTGCATATAGAGCCTAAACAAAGGCTGTCG